GCGGGTTGTCCAAGCGGAATACGTTGTGGAAATCGACCGCGACGCTGTACATGGCATTGCGTGCGGTGGCGGTGGCGTAGATTTCGTCTAGTTCGCTGTCTTCGTCGCCGTGGTGTTCGAGGTCGTATTTTAGCTGCGCCAAATTGGTTCGCAGTACGTAAGCGACGGTTTCAAAGTGTGATTTGCTGAAACGTGCCATAGTCTGTTCTCCTAATGAGGGTTAAAAAAACCGCCCCCCGTGAAGGGGACGGTTCATTATTAGTCGATAAAGGGAAACCCCGTCAACTGGTTTTTTCTGCGAGGCTTTCCGCTCCGCCTTTCACGGCAAGCGCACTCTTGGCAAGCTCTTCGATCACGAGCGATTTTCCGCCGCGCCCGCCATACTTCTGCATTGCGGCTGGCGATTGCGATGCCATCCGGAACTGGATTTCGGCGATGGCGTCCTGCGCGTCGCTGGACAGGAAAATTTGAGATCCGCCATTGCTGGCGCTGGTGGTGGTGGTTTTCTTGCTAGGCATTGGTTTTCCTTTAGTTAAAGATTACAGATAGAATTACAATCGCAATAAGTATGATACACACCTTGTAGATCATACTTACAATCGTCTCAAAAATCACGCATCGCGCCTCCCTAGTTAATCGATTGCCAAGCGGGTCCGGACATGACTAGCCAAAGGCCTCGCGCCCGTTCCATCTGCTCATTCAGCGTATAACCGCCGTGGTTGGTGTTGATCATGTTGACCGATTTCCTACCAAGTGTGTGCGTTTTCTCTTCGCCGTTTACCTCAAAAGTGCGGCTGTCGTGGGTATGCGTCGCGTAATGGGTCAGCACATTGTACAATGCCCATTTGTTCTTACCCAGACCGCCACCCTGCGAGTAGTCCCGGCTGTACTCGTCCCACAGATCATACAGGGCGTGAAACTTCTTCAGATTAGTTGCCTCTTCACGCTCGATCCCATGCGCCTTCTCACGCTCGATTTTCTTCTGTCCAACATTCTCTTTCGGGCAAATGTGCTTGAGAAAAGCCCCGGCGGTATCGTCGGTAACTGGCGTAGCCTTCCAAGCCTTAAACTGCTCCACATTCTGGCGGAACGTGCTGAACACCGTATTAGCTGTAAGCAACAGGCTGTGGGCATCAAAGTGCTTGGAGTGTTTCACCTTGTTGTACACCGCCTTGTCGCCACCGAACACCATGGAGTTCTCACAGTAAGCCCGGTAAGCCCCGGCGAACTGCTGGAAAGCCCATTTCGAATTAACTGAATTGATCTGATCAGATCGGCAGTACACCATGTCGCCGCCGCCTGTCATGTCCACGGCCTCATCCAGATACTGTATAGAGCGTTTTGCCTTCATGCCAAAATCGGTGTACTCGTCGCGGACCAGCACGTTGTCGGTGGGGAGATTACTCTCCCGCAGAATGTCGGCATGCTTGCCGAATAATTCTATATGGTTTTCTAATGTGTAAGTGCTGGATACCGCGCCGGGATCGGCAAGGCTTCCATCGTGCGAGTACCGCAGCGCCTTGCTACCAGTGATCTCGGTGCCATCCGCCGTATAGATATTGTCTTTGTACACTCCAAGCGGTTCGAAAAAGCTGAGATCAAATACATCGGAATGTTCGCGAACAGCGGAGGCTTTCACGCCATCGAGGGCGACGGGTGCGGCGGGTTCGATTGTCTGTATCAGGTTCATCTGGTTTTCCTATGTTGGTTGAACAAGGGGAGCCATACAGCATATTCTAGACAGTGTCAAATACTTTTTTAATCTGTACAGGGTGAATCCGGCGGGAGCAGCGACAAAGGGAGACTAAATCCGCCGCCCCCGCCGGGGGGTGCAGGGGGAGAACCAGAAAACCCTGCACTGTATAAAAGTGAAACGAGTTACAGAATTTTTTACGTTTCACTGTTACAAATTTTATCGTAAGTAATGATCCAACACCCACTCATACCAAGTGTAAGTATTTGGTTTCATGTTTTCGTACCTCAGTACGTCCTCCATTGCATGCACTATGCAGCCTCCATTTGTCTGTACCAAGTTGGCACAGGACGTTTAGTCCACTTAGCAAACCTAGATTTCTCACCCATGTAGAATGATTTATAAGCAAGTATGGTATCTTCAAATGATGCCGAGTTTGGGTTACACTTAAATTCATCAGGCATGCACTGCGGCGGCGGTGTAAGCTTCGACAAAATTGTTTTATGTGGAATATTATTGGGAGCGTAGTACAACCAATGCAATGTAGATGACTGGTGTACCTTGCCATAGCGGTACGTGTACTCATCACCAAGATACGCCCATAGGTCCGACAACCACGAATAATTAGCATGGCTAGCCCTTGCCCACGCAGTAGAGGGGTGGTTCTTATGTGCAATCCTGTACAAACCCTCGCGGTCAGCAGCCCCGTCACCATCAATTACCCTATGTGCAGTGGATAGTATCTGTGCATACTCCAGCACCATTTTAACTACGTGTTTGTCGCAGTGCATTTGTGCTGCAATCTTGGGGTTTCTGTCTAGATAGAATATGTTCACTGCTTTGGCTCCTATTTATAAAAATCAACCCAACAATTAGACAGAACGCTGTATACGCCTTCTGACCCACAATGCCTACACACTCTAAAACTATGCCACCCAGCGGGACCGCCCCAACTTTTATGAGCCGTCACCGCTCCACAATTTAAGCAATCAAGATTAATCATTGTCTTTTTGGTCCTCCCAACGTATGTCCACAAGTTTCATGACTAATATTTCTCTCTCACCTTGAGATACATTAGCCAAATCTAAATCTATCATAGCCTCATTGTACAACTCAGCTATTCTATCTTCGTTACTTCCCTCAGTCTCAGGCACACTCATCTTGCCTCTCCGAAAAAGGATCAAGCGCGTATACATCCCAGTCTAGAGTAATTGTATGCCTGTATTCCTGTGCAGCTTTTTTAGTCTTGTGATATGTTACAGCACCGTCAGAATGTACAACTTTCCAGCGACGGCCTTCCTTAGATATAATGCGTAATCTTTCTTGCATGCTGGTTCTCCGTTTTGCGTTGCGAGGATTTTGTCCTAGCACACTCGACCACGGGCAGTCAAGTCTTTTTTTAATCTGCGTAGACTAGTCTTCTGCGTTACTAACCAGTGGTCCTAGATAAGCTACCATGCGGTGATGATCTACAAGTAAACCAGACAATAATCTTTTTGATATTGTTACAGTTTTTTTTCGACCATCGCCATCTACAATCTCATGTATATTCTGTAGTTCTTCTTTTGAAGTTTCTAGGCTTATCTGTCTCATTTACTTTATCTCAGTTATTACCCAACGTCCACGTTCTGCTAGGTGAGGAAAACGTCTAGCCCAATCTTTAGGGAAGATACCTAACTCACCTTCATACTTCCACTCCCATCGCAGGGTCTTGCCATCATAGGGCCTAGTGGAGTACTCCGGCGGTGGGCGCTTGCTTTTTTTTCGGTTTACAGATTTTTTTGGGTTTACAGATTTTTCCGACATTTTATCTGTCCTGTTTCAATGTTGTAATAGACTAGTTCTACACCTAGTTTCTTCTGTATGGGAGATAATTGACGATTAATCATCGTACCCGGCTTCCAATTAGCAGTCTCGGAACGGAACGACATTGTTTTTACCTCGACAAGTTTTACGTCATTTGTTTCAGGATTTATAGCGACAAAATCTACAGGTCCAGTGTTGTTCGTTTCATTGTACACATGGTATCCAATGTCTGCGTAGTATCGCATTACTCCTAGCTTCGACTGCAGGCCCTTTTTCTCTTTGACATTCATATCAGTACGCCACTCTATAATCTTCTACAGGAGACTTGTAGTTAGCACCAGACTTACAGTTATCACAAACAAACATGACCTTGTGCAATAGTTTATCTTTCCGACAAGACAAACACTTCCTAACTTTGTACTGGTCCTTGTTTCTCATGTTTTGTCTTGCACTCTCAAGTTGTTCGACAACTGTAGAAAAATCTACACGCTTTGGTTTCTTTTTACCCATGTGAGTAAACTGATCGGAATACCTGTTCAAAATACCTATTACAGCATTTCTTGACATATCAACGCCATTGTAGTCCTTGTACTCAGGCGACATTACTTCCGCAATCTGACGGGCTGACAGACCACGCTCTCTGCTTAGTCGAAATATCTCTGTTACAAACTCGTCTGTGTGTTTTCTTGTAGCTACCACTTATCTTTTCCTTGTCAAACCAACAATTCGCACATAACTTTTGTTTATATCTTATTACAACTGCAATGTTATCACACTCTTCACAGGAACTCATGTTTGATCCCATCTACTACAACATAGTTCACGGTTGACAGGTTGACGTTCCTATACCCCTTGGCATAGTTATCATAGACAGTCATCATTTGTTTGTTGGTGTTACAATCTCTTCCGCCCTTTTTGTGCTTCTCAACACCAAGGCGACCATTAATTTTGCGGAGACTACCATCCGCCTTGACAAACTCGATTGTAAAGAATTTATCCTGAACCGTGGCCTCAATTATTCGGCGCATCATGTCCGGGTTTTCTACCTTGCTTCCGTATAGGGTGATCATGGCTCACCTCTGCTGTTGAAGGAAGCTGCACCATACATGAGATTTTTTTCAATGTCAAGAGAAAATATATTTGACATGATGAAAAATCCATGCTAGGAGGCATGTTGCCGTGTCCCGAAATTGAGGATATTATATTAATGAATAGTATAATTAAAGATTATATCTATAATCTAGATATACCTCTTGGTACTTCTAAAAGATTAGACTGTCCTATATGTGATGGGACTAATACTCTATCTGTTACTCAGTTTAGTGATTGTATAAAGTATTATTGCTTTCATGCGAACTGTAGTAAGGGCGGTGTAATTAAAGAGGGGCTAAGTGCATCCTCTTTCTCTGCACACGATGAAATCCTAAAACCACAAGAACCTGTAGGTCTTGAGCTAGAAAAGCAGAACTGGCGCAAGAACAACTATCCTGTACATTTCTTTGAGTACATGAGAAGAAACAATTGTACCTCTGCTTGGTCAAAAGGATTAGCCGACATACGGTACGACTACAAGCGAGATAGGGCTGTCTTTCTTGTAAAAGATAGAACAAAGATAGTTGATGCTGCTGGTAGGTATATCGGGTCCGGTCTGCATTCAGGACCAAAATGGTACAGATACGGCGGAAGCAAGCTGCCGTTTATTTGCGGTAAACATGACCGAGCGGTGATTGTAGAAGACTGTGCATCAGCGGCATCTGTATCAGGTTTTGCAACAGGTGTGGCGCTACTAGGAACATTTCTACAAGATGAGGCTTTGTCCTCACTAGATGGGTTTGAAAAGATTACTGTAGCGTTAGACAAAGATGCATCAGATAAATCTATAGACATTGCACTCAGACTGAACGCTGCATACGGAGACATTGTTGACGTGTGTCTGTTGGATAGAGACTTGAAAAGATTAACTGAAGATGAAGCAAAGGAGGTACTAAAGATATGATTGATAAGGCTGTGCTTGTAGCATGTCTACAGAAGGACAACTTCAATCGTGTATCTGGTTTAATTAAGAAGGAGTATTTCTCAAAGGAGGTGGCTACGATTGTAGAGACTATTAGCCATCTACACAAAACATACGAGGGTGATCTCTCACTAGCTGATGTAGCATTAGCACATGATGAGCGTTACCCTGCTATGCCTGAAGCGACTAAGCAAAAGGCTACGCAACAACTAGAAGAATTAAAAGGTATTACAGTTAACCCTGAACTAGCAGGGAATGTTCTACATAGTTTTTGGAAACGAGCAAAGGCAAAAGAGATAGGAGAAGAAGCCCTTGACATATTTCTTGGTAAATCTAGCGATACTTACTCTCTGCTTACTAGTGTAGAAGAACTAAAAAACAATGAGGTCAAAGGCTCCAAGAGCTACACAGTGCTTGAGGACAACATCGAAGATAGTTTAGAAGAGTTCGAGCGTGATCCTGAGTTCATATTTCCTACACAGATACGGGACTACGTACCGGGCATAGACCGACAAAATCTTGGTGTGATCTTTGCACGGCCAGAGATAGGCAAGACAAGTTTCTCTGCGTGGCTATCTGGCTGGTATGTACGGAACAAGTTTCATGTATCATACTGGGGCAACGAAGAACCCGTTAAGAAGACTCGAATGCGTGTTGCTAAATCTATTACAGAACGCTCTCGACTTGAGGTTCTGCAGGACAAAGAAGGTTTTGTACAGGAATATCAAGAAAATATACTGCCATATATATCTTTCATGGACTGTGTCGGTACGTCCATACAAGAGGTTGAGGACTATTGCTCACGCAATGAAGTTGACATAGTATTCATTGACCAGCTAGATAAGATCAGGATTGACGGCGAGTTCTCACGCGGCGATGAGCGGCTGAAGGAGTTGTACTGCAGGTCCAGAGAGCTTGCCAAGCGGCATAACGTAGCAGTGTGGGCAATCTCTCAAGCGTCGTATGATGCACACGGAAGAGAGAGTATAGACTATTCCATGCTTGATGGTAGTAAGACAGGCAAGGCTGGTGAAGCAGATATCATTGTGGGTATTGGTGTAGCGGAACATGAGGAGTTTAGAACCATTAAGTTCTCGAAGAACAAGATAAATGGTTGGCATGGGTCGTTGGTTTTACGGCGAGATGGTGATAGAGATATATTCTCATGATCACCGTTCTCGACATAGAAACGACAATGGACTTTGAAAGTTCTACATCATCTCCGTATGATGGTCAGCAGATTGTATTTGTTGGTTACAGAAGTTTTACGCCAGACCTGTCCGTGTTCGAAAGCAACGAGTTGTTCTTCTTTCATAACCAGTGTGAACCTACGCCGCAAGCGAAGGACAAGTTGCAGAAAAAGTTAGATGAAACAACCTGTTTGGTTGGTCACAACTTGAAGTTTGATTTGCAATGGCTAAGAGAGTGCGGCTTTCAGTACAATATGTTTTTGTGGGATACTATGATAGCTGAGTACCTGCTTTGTCGCGGCATGAAGAAATCAATTAGTTTGGCAGAGTGCGCCAAACGCAGGGGTCTATCTGAAAAAAGAGTGGACCTCACCGACAACTATATCAAGGACAAAGTATCCTACGAAGATATGCCGTGTGATATAGTGAGAGAGTATTGTATGGCTGACGTAAATACAACTACTCAATTAGCCAAAGAACAACTAGCGGAACTAGAAATGTCTTGGCCTAGCAAGGAGAGCCTAGTTTGAAACAGGTTGTTAAACTCAGCATGGAGATGCTAGATGTTCTCATAGACATTGAGAGAGCAGGGATAAAAATATCAAATGAAAAGCTTGCAAAAATTAAAGCAGACTATCAGGCAGAGTATGATCAGTTGTACAGTGACCTTATGGATATCGCTGAGATTGCTATGGGGGACACTCCAATCAACCTTGATAGTCCAGATGATCGCAGCAAACTACTCTACTCCCGCGAGGTGGTGGACAAGGCTGCGTGGAAAGAAGCGTTCAACATAGGAACAGAGCAGCGCGGACACACAAAGAAACAAAAGCGTAAAACAAAAATGTCTCCTACAATGTTTAAGGAGACAGTGAAAGATTTAGCCCCTGTGTTTCGCAAGACTAGAGGCGAAAGGTGTGAAGATTGCGGTGGTACAGGCCGTAGAAGAAACAGACTGAAGTCTGGCCAGTTAAGCAAAAACACCGTGAAGTGTAAAACTTGTGGTGGCACAGGCGTTGTCTATGTAAAGTTAAACGAGCCAGCAGGATTAAGGGTCATACCTCGTGGACCACAGGATACCGCCGCTGCAGGCTTTAGAACAGATAAAGAAACTTTGTCCGAGATACGCCTTGAGCTAGAGGGCAAAGCAAGAGAGTTCGTGGACAAGTACACACGTTACTCAATGATAAGAACATACCTCAATACGTTCGTGGATAGCTTGGAGAAGTACCAAGATGATAGGGGCTTTATTCATCCTAACTTTAATCAGTGCGTCACTGCTACTGGAAGACTGTCGTCAAGTAGACCAAACTTTCAAAATATGCCGAGAGGAGCAACATTCCCTGCAAGAGAAGCGATTGTTTCTAGGTATGAAGGTGGTTACATTTTAGAGGGCGACTACTCACAGCTAGAGTTTCGTGTAGCTGGCTATCTATCACAAGACCCTGTAATCTATGAAGAGGTAAAGAGCGGCTTTGATGTACACTCTTACACCGCTGAGATCATGGGAGTTAGTCGTCAGGACGCAAAGGCCCACACCTTTAAGCCGCTGTACGGTGGTGTGCTTGGGACTAATCGGGAGATGGCTTACTACTCTGCCTTCCGTAACAAGTATCAGGGTGTGACTGAGTGGCACGACAAGCTGCAGGAAGAAGCAGTAACAGACAAACAGGTTGTTCTACCATCTGGTAGGGAGTACGCTTTTCCCTATGCAAAGTACACTAGATATGGTACAACTGTTGGATCAACATCAATTAAAAACTATCCGGTGCAGGGTTTTGCTACGGCAGACCTCTTACCATTAGCCCTAATAAGGCTTCACAAGTCTTTAAAAGCTATGGTAGAGCCTGTTCCAAAAAGTAAGATAATTAACACGGTCCACGATTCCATAATCATGGACGTTCACCCTGACGAAAAAGATTGGATGGTTGAATTATTAAAAAGGAGTATGTTGTGTATACCTGAAGAATGTAGTAGAGAGTTTGGTATTGACTTTGATATGCCCATTGAGATAGAACTCAAAATGGGTACTGATTGGCTTAATCTAGAGGAGCTAGAAATATGAGCGATATGATTACGATGGACGATCTGAACGAAGAGAACATGGCTAAACTTGCAGCTATGGTCGGTCAGACTGAAACACGTTCAAACGTGCAGCAGGGACTACCCCGGCTAGCGATTGAACAACAGGCAGACAACGATGACGGTGAGCCGTTGCCAAAAGGCAGCTTCCGTATTCGTCTGGACAACAACACTGTATATGCGAAAGAGATCACTGTGCGGATGTTTGTCCGCTACTACTCTTATGATCTGTGGAACCAACAGTCTCCTGAAGATTCTATCAGGACTGTTCTCGCTCCGTCTCTGAGTGATGACTTCCCTGACACAAGTGGTGGTATGAAGTGTGGTAAGTTGAACAAGCAAGAAGTTGAAGCTCTATCAACTAACTCGCTTGAACATGCTAAACAGAAAAGCATCAAGTGTACGCAGGTGGTGTACGGTATTATCACAGGTGCTAAAGATGCTACGGACACTACTGGTGAGTCTGTTGATCTTAAAGGCACTCCGTTTATCTGGTCTGCCCGTGGTTCTGCATTCATGCCTGTGGCTAACTACATTCGTGAAGTACCTTCTAACAAAATTATCTTTGGTCAGAAGGTTAACATTGCCACCAAGCGTAATAAGAACGGAGGCATCACGTACTACACTCCAGTGTTTGATAAGCCGCAGCCTGTAAAGATTGTGGATGAGGATGTAGAAACTCTCAATACTTTCATGAAGGATATTGAGAGGTGGAACGAGCGTGTACTCAAGCAGTACAATGAACGTAAGGAAAACGTGCTTGCTATGGATGACCTAGATGTAGCAAAAGCGTTGGAAAATGCAGAGGCCATCTAATGACCTCAATGCTGCTACATAAAGTACAGCATTTCCTAGAAAAAGCGTCGAGGGGTGAAGGCGAAGGTCTTCCCCCTCATCTTATCAACGAATTTAAGGAGATGTGTGGCTCCGCTATCGAACGTCAGTTCAGTGAAAAGCGTGGTTCAAAAGTGCGTATGTCTGGCGTGGGCAAGCCTCTATGCCAGCAGAAGTTATCCGCAAGAGATGACATAGAAGAAGATGTAGACTACACGATGGTTATGAAGTTTCTGTTTGGAGACATTATAGAAGCCATAGCAGTAACAGTCATGAAAGCTGCAGGTGTAAACATACAGAGCGAACAGGAAGGCGTTAGCCTAGACATTGGTGGCACCACATTGCGTGGTACATACGATGTCAAAATAGACGATAAGATATATGATATAAAGAGTGCTGCTCCCGGTGCATTCTCTATGAAGTTCGCGGCTAATCGTGGGTACAACAACATTAAGAAGGATGATGTCTTTGGCTACGTGCCGCAGGGCTATCTGTACGCAGAGGCGGCTGGCTCTACTTTTGGTGGCTGGATAGCCATCAACAAAGCTACAGGCGAGTGGGCGGTATGTGAGACGCCGCTGGTGCAGGATGAAGACAGACAAGCAGCCCTACAATTAGCCGATAAAAATATACGCAGTGTTCTTGGCGATGAGAAGTTTGAGCGTTCTTTTTCGGATGAGCCTGAAACCTACAAGGATAAAGAGACAGGCACTCTCAAAAGAACAGGCAACCGGCTAATGAATAGAACCTGTTCTTACTGTGGTTTTAAAATGCACTGCTGGCCTAACGCTGCATATAAACAGAAGACAACTTCTACAGCAAATACTCGACCGAGAGTATGGTACACAAAGCATGTAAAGGATGAAATCTGATGCCACTATACATTACAGAGACTATCACTGAGTTTGAAACAATGTTTAATCCAAAAGCTGCTTTCGTATACTTTGACACAGATAAAGGAGATAGCACACACGTAGATGCTCTACTAGTAAAATCTCTACATGAGGACATGCAGCTTCCAGTTATATATAGAAAGAACATGTCTTCAGAGGGTATGTGGACTGCAGAAGAGTTTAACTATGAAGGCTCTAGGAAAATGTCCCGCTGCTTTGATGACATACGTTCGTATCTAAGGTTAAATAGGTTAGTTGTTCTTCCCTCTAGAAGCTTCTCAATTGTAAGAGATATATCTCCTGAATATGTACAAAAAGATTTAAGTGAGGGTTACATACAGATAGCCAACACTAATCCAGATAGTAAAAATAAGTTTGATTACTATGCGCTTTAGATCAAAGTTTGAGTCAGAAGTTGCTGTTGCTATAAGTCGTATGGGTATTAGCTGGGAGTTTGAGCCTGATAAGATACCGTATCAGCCCGACCCTAAAGTATACATACCTGACTTCTACATACCTCGTAACGACATATACATAGAAGTAAAAGGGCGACTAACACAGCAGGACAGAGTAAAGCATCTGCTTGTTAAGAAACAGAACCCGGACACTGAAGTGAAGTTCTTCTTCGCTAATGCCAACAAAAAAATATACAAGGGTTCAAAGACTACCCATGCAGATTGGGCAGAGCGCCACGGATTTGATTGGGCGCATAAAAAGATACCTGTGGAGTGGTTTGATGAATGATGATGGGTTTACGTTTGAGCCGGAAGATGATCTCATAGACGATGAGATGCGAGATAGGATAGAAGAAGAGACATTCTTTTTAGCCCAAGATAGGCTATACATTGTTTTTGATCCTCAAGGGTTTGACAAGGTGAGCGTCCGTGCGTATGATACGTCAGACGCCAAGGATGTATCTGCCGCGCACATTCTGCAACAGGGTATGCTTAGTCTTCTTGAGACAGACTATGACTATCTCATGCAGCTAGGGCATGAGGCTACAATGGAGCAGATAGTTGAGAAGTCAAAGCAGAAAGAACAAGACAGCAATAAGCTGATAATTGAAGATGTGTACGATAACATTATCAAGGTAAAGTTCAGCGAGGACAACTGATGCCAGACGAAAAGAAGTATAAAGCAGAGCTAATCGCCGCTGTAAACAGCCCACAGCACTACACACAGGGCAGCATGGAGACTATTGATATGATCAAAGAGTCTCTTACAGAGGAAGAGTTTAGCGGATATCTTAAAGGTAACATACTGAAGTATGTATGCCGGTACAAACACAAGGGGATGCCACTAAAAGATTTGATGAAGTCTCAGTGGTATCTAGAAAAACTAATCAAGGAACAAAAAACCAATGAAGAATAATTACTTTCCAACGGACTACCAAGAGTTTATTCATCTGTCACGTTATGCACGTTGGCTTGGAAATAGGCGTGAAACTTGGGCAGAGACTGTGGAGCGATACTTTGAGTTCATGCAACACACCATGAAGGACAAGTATGGACACACAATCCCCAACAGAAAAGAACTTGAAGAGGCTGTTCTTAGCCTTCAGGTGATGCCCTCTATGAGAGCTTTGATGACTTCAGGGTTAGCACTAGAACGTGATAACACTGCTGGCTACAACTGCTCATACATTCCTGTAGACTCACCCCGTGCGTTTGATGAGATACTGTATGTTCTCATGTGCGGCACTGGTGTAGG